GGTTCTTGTCAAAAATGGATGGATGAAAATGAAGGAGATAAGATATATTGGGCAAAACTTGATGGGGTTTCTGCATTAGTTCAATATGTTGATGGTGTATATACCCGTGCTTTTACAAGGGGTGATGGTGAATATGGACAAGATATTACGAATAAACTTCGTCAATCAGTTCGTAAAAAATTAAATAAACCGGCAACAGGTTATTATCGTGCTGAAATTATGTTGGTCGGGGATGTTCATAAAGAACTTGGTTATAAGACTCGTAGAAATGGGGCTGCTGGTATTATTAATCGTGATGGAATAGAACAATGTGAATATTTAGAGGTTCTATTTTATGAATTGGTTGAAGAAATTGATAACTCTTTTGAGTATGAAATCAATCGTATACTTCATATGGTTTCACTTGGTCTTGAAGTTGCGCCTTATATACAGTCAGATAAATCACTATCTGATGATGAATTGGTTTCACTTCTTCGTGATTGGAAGACATTTAATGTTTATGATATTGATGGTATTGTTATTGTTCTTAATGAAAGTGAACGAGAAGACACCTATTATCCAGAATTAAAATGTGCTTTCAAAGTAAATGAGGAAGCAGTTCCGGTAATTGTAACAGAAATAGAGTGGAATGTTGGTCGTACTGGTCGTGTTGTACCTACAATTATACTTGAACCAACCGTCATTCAAGGGGTTACGGTTGAACGAGCTACAGGATTTAATGCAAAATTTATTCAAGATAATCATATTAAACCCGGCACAATTGTTAGATTAGTAAGAAGTGGTGATTGCATTCCTTATATTGATAGTGTTGAGTGGGAAGATTAATCTTCCCATGATTCACATATATATCCTTTGTGTTGATTTTGTCTCCCCTTCACAACTGCTAACATTGATACATATGCCAAGTTATTTTCTTCACAATATTTCGTTAGATTATCAATTATTAATATTTTGTTATAAGGCGTTGTGATCTTGTATTTATTTGATGATTTATTGTATCCTATGGGTTTCCCAATCGATAAACGTTTACATATGTATCCTTTATGATGGGTTCTTTTACCGGAAACAACAGAACTCATTTTTGATTGGGATAGATTATTTTCTTTACAAAATATATTTAGACCTGTTATGATAAATTTTTCCTTGTTAGGTGTTGTTATTTCATATGTAGATTTTTGTTTTTCATCACCTTTTATTTTTGCTTCTTTCCATTCATCAGTTTTTGTTATTTCTTGTATTTTCTGTAAATGGTATTTTTTCACTTCTGGTCTGTTCATAACATTATTTTTTCCTGTGAACTTTTTCATTGCTTTTTTAATATTTTTTCTGGCTCTCTCCCTTATGAGGGGATTGGACATGGGGTTGTAGTCACCACCTTTTGTCATATTATACCCTTTAGATGGATTATTACTTTCATATATATTAATATATTCTATTTCTTTTGTATTAAGTTCTTTTTTATTGGAACATTCGTGGATAGTTTCCCATGAGAAATTATCCCATCCATATTTTCGTATTGCTCTTTGAATATAATAATTTCCATTTTTTGATTTATTTTTATGAACAGCTTTTCGTTTTGCTAATGATTGAATTGTTTGGCCTATGTAAATTTTCTTGTTGACATTATTTGTAATTTTGTATATAATACCGTATATAATCAAGAGCTTCTCCAATAATCGGTGATGTTATCCCACAAGTATTTATATAAAAAGGAATAAAATTTATGAAAAAATATATGATTTCTAATTGTCCTTCATGTGATAATGTTTTAACTTGGAAGGGTGTAGATCTTGTTTGTAATGCTACTGAGTGTCTTGATCGAGATACATTACAAGTTGAGCATTTTCTTATCACTCTTGGTTGTGAAAATGTGACAGCGGTAACTCTTAAAAAACTTGGCGTGAAGACTATTAAGGACGCTTATGAACTGGATGAATTTGAAATTTCTATGTTGGATGGGTTTGGTATCAAGAGGGCACAACAAATCATCTTTGAAATCAACAAAACTCTTAAAACGACTCCAGACAAACTATTAGCGGCTTTTGGTATGACGGGAATCGGTAGTTCTGTTAGTCAATCCATTCTCAAAGAGTATGATTTTGACCATTTATGGACACTTCTTGAGGGGGATTTAATAAAGATTGATGGTGTTGGAGCTGTGCTTGCCAATAATTTTGTGACAGAAATTCCATCATTTATGGACATTTGTTATTATTTAAAAGAACAAGGTCTTGAATGGTCAACTGCTACAAATAACCTCAAAGGAAAAACATTTTGTCTTACTGGAGATGGGGCTATTAAACGTAGTGAATTGATAAAAATCATTGAATCTAATGGTGGTTTTGTTAAAGGGGTTAGTAGAAGAATTGACTATCTTGTGACTAGTGATCCTAATTCAAATAGTGGAAAATCAAAGAAAGCTCGTGAATATGGAAAGCCTGTCATTTCTTATGAAGATTTGATGGATATATTGGGATAATGGAAATACTAAGGATGTAAAAATATGAAACTGAACGAAACATATAATTTATTTTGGGGTGGAATTTATTCACAATGGACGATATCTCCTATTCATTTTTATGGGATAGATTTCAATTGTAATGAACAGATGATGATGTATGGTAAGGCTATTACATTTGATGATCATGAACGTGCTAGAGAAGTTATGGCTACGTCTATCGCCCGAAACCAAAAGGCATTAGGTCGTAGAGTGAGGAATTTTGATTTTAAAAAATGGGATGTTATTTGCAATGATTTGGTATACACAGCAAATTATTGCAAATTTACACAAAATTATAACGCATTGAAAATTTTATTGTTTGATAAGTCGGATTTGATTGTTGAAGCTAGTCCATATGACAAAGTGTGGGGCATTGGTCTCGGTAAAGATGATCCTAGAGCATTGATTCGTTCTGAATGGTTGGGTGAAAATCGACTTGGGCAGATTATTACAGATGTTCGTACATATCTCCGTGATCCTTCACTGTGCATTTTTTCTCATGATGATAGAATTAAAAATACTATAGAATTATTTAATCACAATAGTATTTTTCAACACGAAAAGGACTAAATACAATGATGAATGAGCGAAAGGAGATTAAAAATCTGAAGTGTGACAAAACAATTGTCAATATCACTTCGGATTCTTAACTCACATTTATTTCACAAAAATGTTATTAAATATTGTAATAGACAATTTGAAACTCTTGATGAAATGCACCATCATATTATTGTTGCATGGAACAGTGTAGTTAAATCGGATGAAATTGTTATTCATTTAGGAGATTATATTTGTGGTGGTTCGTTTGATAAAATAAAGGAAATAACAGATCAATTAAATGGATTTAAAATTCTTATTAAAGGAAATCATGATCGTAAAAGTAAAACATGGTTTCGTAAAATAGGATTTGACAGAGTATTTAAACATAGGTGGTCTATGGGAATTTATTGTTTTTCACACAAACCACAAGACGTGAAATATTTAAATGAGAATGGCATACGTTATAATTTACATGGGCATTCTCATAAACATGATTATGGTGATCCATTTTATAATTTTTGTGTTGATGTTGTTGGATATAAACCAAAAAAAGTAGAAGTTAATTTGACAAAGGAGGATTTGATGTATGGCCTTGGTAGATGTTTCAATTACGAGAAGTTTAACAGTTAATGTAGGTAATTATGAAAGTATTAAACCTACAGTAACGCTCACAGCAAGAGATATTAATCCTATTGATATTAGTGGTGTTTATTCTGCGATTGATACTGCAATAACTGGACTAATAAAATTTGAAATTATTAATTGTATCAGTGAGAGTAAACTTGTTAATAGTGGTATTGATCAACATTGTAAGAATGTAATTAAAAACAGTGAAGAAATCGGTAATGAAATTGAAATAGCTTTAAGTAAATTAGAACATTTTTAATAAATATATATATAAATATTAAATAGATAAATTAGGAGACAACAATAATGCCGAAGGAGAAACTAAATGAGTCCTCGATGTGTAAAATGTGAAAATTTTTTTCATCCAGATTGGTGTGTTGTGATAGATGAAACAACCAATGCTTGTAAGTGTGTATTTTGTTATACAGAAAAAAATGAAATTACGATTGAAAGTGAAGATGGGTCACCTGAATATAAGGTTACTAAAACTCAAGCTGCCGAAAACTACAAAAGATATGTTCAAGACTTAAAAGAGTCTGAAAAGATTCAAAAAATTATGATGAAGGGACAGGAGAATCCCTTCGCAAAGTAAAGGAGAATAAAATGTCTACTGTTGTTGTATTAAATGCTGATTATACATTTTTAAGTATTACTTCTTGGAAAAATGCTGTTTGTCTATTAATTGAAGGCAAGGCAGAACCTTTGAAAGAAACCACGAGAATTGTACGTAATGTTGATAGAACAACTGTAGTGACAATTCCTTTGGTTATTCGTATCATAAAATATATACGTTCTATTTACAAAAAGATGGTTCCCTTTTCTAAGAAGAATGTTTTTGTTAGAGACAAACAAACCTGTGTATTTTGTGGGGAATACATTGAAAAACTTGAAAATTGTACGATAGATCATGTTGTTCCGAGGTCACAAGGCGGAAAATCAACATGGAAAAATTGTGTTACTGCTTGTAAGAAATGTAATCACAAAAAAGCTGATAGAACACCTTCACAGGCCAATATGAGAATGAGATATCAACCATATCAACCAACAATTTCTGAACATATTCAATACTTTACAAAAAAGTATGGTGTGAAAGAATTGTTGGAAGATTTAAATAATCCACCAGAATAAACAAAGGGGGAGCTTTTACGCTCCCTCATGTTTACATATCCCCAAATAACATGATATAATATTTTATGATTTAAGGAGTTTCCATGAGTGACGATAGTGATGTGAGAAAAACTGAAATTCTTCAAGAATATAATAATTGGCTTGAGATTAAATTTGAAAATCTTAAGAAAGGTGATGTTTTTCGACTTCATGAAAAAACCGGTGAATTAATTTATGATAAACTTGGAAATAGTCAATTTACCGCTATTTCTGATGTTTATACTGATGGACAGAGTGGTATTTATGGTATTTCCACTGATGGTACATTTATTTGAAAGGATATTAGATGTCTGTTTCTAATTTTGAAAGAATTCTATTAACAAGGGTTGATATTCTCCTTGTAAAAATCATAAGAAAATTATTTGGATGGGTTTATAATCCAATTATTAATAGTTGTAAATGGTTTTTACTTGGTATTAAGGCATTATATATGGATTTTGATACATGGGAATCTGATGGTATGGATTTAGATGATGTTCAATTGTTTAAATTAGGGCTTAATGTGGAGAAAATCAATGATAAAGAGAAATATTGGACATATGATACCAGAATTGATAGACATTCACAATACAATAGACCACCTAGTTATGAGTGATGGGTATGATGATGAACAACTAGCACGAATGGGTATTGATGTAGATATAATTGAAATTAAGACTCCACTAAAGAAAACAGTTAATTGGAGTGTAGATGTTGCTGGATTAAAAGAATACATAGACCAACAAATAATTGATAATATGATGATAGAGATAAATAATGATTAGAAAATCAACATTAAGTTTATCAAATACAAATGATATTAAATTATCTATTCTGGATGATATTATTAATGAATCTAAACGAATCATTAATTTATATATTGATGAATTGTGGTTGATGCAAGATTTTAACTCTAAATATATTTCAACCAAACAAAATACTTGGTTTTCCGCAAGAATGCAACAGAATTTAGGCAAACAAGCACTACAAATAGTAAAATCACAACGTAAAAGAAAGAAAAAACATAAACC